GTCAGGATTTTGTGGATCTTACATATGACTGGGTTACCACATATGGACCTACTGCTTTTGTTCTAACAACAGCTTTGGGTACAACAGGAGGAGCACCTATATTTCTATCTAATTACGGTCTAACCGGTAATCCGCAAGGATTTGTAGTTGTAGTTGATGATACAGCTTTAAGAACAATAGGACCTTTACCTTCACCAGGAACGGGTGTGCAAGTAAATAATTACTTCCACTCAAATCAGGAAATTGCACAATATACTGGACATTTTGGATTTACCACTGTTTCAGATTATGCTAACGGATTAACCGGCTATATAATAGTGGACCCCAGTATCTACAACTATTCACAATTTATATTAAATAATGGGATAGATTTTGGAAATTATATTCTAGAGAACTATATCTCTGATAATAGAGGATCAATGTTTGCAGATCGAGGTGGATTTCTAACAACAAAATGGCTTCCGCCATCAACTTCAACTTTAACAAGAGGATGGCCTATATCTCTTTTAAATGAATTCCTTCATTTTGCTTCTCCTGTGAGAAGTCTTTCTAGAGACGTTGAGGAACCATATAAATTAGCTGGAGGAACTGGTGGGGGAACACCTGCACTCCTTTATAGCAATTTACTATCTGCTCTACATGGAAACAATACTATTTCTCCACTTGGTGTCGTTGGTGTTCCTTCTAGTGGATTTATGCTTCCCATAACAAACCCTATAGGAGATCAATATTTCAAAATAAGTATTTCTGTCCAATGGAGCAATGGAATAGATGTTATACTTACTAACTTCGATGCATCGGCTGGATTAAATGGAAATGACGGATTCTTGTTTTTTAAAGCCCAAAATGTTGGACCAAATGATGGTATTGCAACAATATTAAATAACTCGATCAATAACTACTTCTCTGCTATTCCGCTTGCTTCACCGATAGTGGTTAAAGAAAGCGAAGATTATAATCCGTATTTTGTTCCTTCCTCTTTTGTTTCCGGAGCTACTGCTTATAACAATAGAGCGGATTATCATGGACTATTGGTTGAATCTCTAGATCCGAGCGTTTCTAATATACAGATTACAGATAATTCTGCAAATATCATTTGGACAGCGCCGGTTTCCCCATCTGTTGGTGTGGGTCTATCAGGACCTGCTGCTTTCCCGCAGAATTGGCTAGCCCCGACAAACGCAAGATTTAGATATGCCTCCTGGCTGGGAGCAATTAGTTTCCAAAATTCTTTGCCCCCTATGTCTGGTATAACTCCAGGACTTAGCGGTGGATGGTATTATGGTGGAAGCTTATAAAACAAGATAATTAAAAAGAGGATAAATACAAAGAAATGTCTGTTAACGATCTCAAGATTAACCAAATTGCTCTAGATAATAAAAATAGGGTTTGGACCGTAGGCCAGGATGTATCCGTTTATGACGGAAGTAACTGGATTTATTTGAATTATCTAAATTCTGCTTTACCGAGCAACGATCCATATTATTTGGATACCCGTTGCATTAGTCTGGATATAGATCAAACTAAGTGGATAGGATGCGCAAACGGACCCTGTGTTAGTGATGTTGCTATTACAACATTAAGCGGCCAGGATAATTCCGAATCTAAAAGCTGGACATTTACCGAATTAGGTTTTACCGGTGGGTACTACCAATGTCCAACTATATTAGCTAGTCCGTATGGATCTGAGGTAGTTGCTTTCGTAAACGATCTTAATGATGGACTTGGCGTAACCGGTGCAACCGGATACGTTGGTGCAACCGGGGGAACCGTTCTCATTTATAATAAGATAACTAATGAATGGAATTCGCCATTCCCCGACGGATATTATGTACCTAGAGTATTTACTATCAAAGCCAGAGGTATAAAGGGAGCTAATTACGAGTATTGGTTAGGTACATCAAATGGTATTTGGATCATAAAAAGCTCTGTGTACGATGAGCAGTCATTATTCTCCTCCCAAGAATATATCCCGTACATCAAAACATTGACATCTGAAAATTCCGGTCTCCCTTCTAACGTTGTTTATTCTATAGACTTTGACGAGAATGGTAATGCATGGATTGGTACTGGCGGTGGACTGGTATTTTATGATTTTGAAAAATGGACAAATTGGAACACTTCTAACTTAACTGGATTACCAAATAATACTATAACTACCGTTTTAGCTAGACCAAACGGACACGTATTCTTTACTGCTGGTGTGGGTGAATTGAAGCAGGGAACTGGATTACACCACTTCAATGGGGTATCACTAGATAGCTTTACCTCTTTATCCGGTGATCTACCAAATAACAATGTTATCTCATTAGCATTAATATTAAATAACACTAGCAATCAGGGATTAAGAAATTATATAAATGATCTATGGGTTAGTTGTTACAATGATCTGATACAATTTAGCTACACTATACCACATATTAGGGCAACAGCAAATCCTGAAGGTGCAACCGGATGGAATTTTGTTACGTATAATTCTTCATCTGGCGTAAATCTGCCAAAGGCTGATAAATATACATGGACTTACCCATCTTGGAGCGGCGAAGATTTTTCTTACCTACTTTCCAAACACCCTGGTATGGATCCTAGACTTTTGTTTGTCGACACAAATCTAAACATGATTGCTAATGGCGAAGCTGGCAACCAGAATTACTGGAATGCTGGACCTATACCTAAATTTGAGGACGTTGAATTGGCAAAAGGACTAACCGGAGCAAGTTGGATATCCACAGCAACCGGTGGAACCAGTTATGTTAAATCCGTTCTTGCAATGGAAGATCTATATGTAATAGGCGGATATACAAATTCATCCTCTATAAATTTTGGTCTGAAAAATAGCTCGGATAGTTTGGTTTTAAATAACCCGAATCCAACGAATTCGACAGGAACAAAAAACGATGTTGGTTATTTAGCCTACTTTAATAAAGCTGGACAACCTTTAGGTTCTATACCATTTAGAGGTAACTCCACAAAGGTTTTGGATATTGCTGAATCTAAGGAAAGAGATTCGATATTTGTACTGGGAACATTCAAAGGCTACATGGAGGCTGGGCAATTTGTCTATAACTCAACTTTCCCAAATGCTGCTTCGTTGACTACAACAGGAATAACAGGACCAACCGGCGGACCAATAGGTTTCTCTACACTTAACTTTCCCGGTATTACTGCAGCTCCCTTTAATTATCCTTGGATATTGAATTCTGCAACCGGTGGAACAGCAGCTCCATACATACCAAATGGGTCGTTAGCTAGTTCCGATAATGAAGCCATGTTTATCCTAGAGATTGATAAAAACTTAGGATCTACTATTAGCTTTGGTGATATTAATTTTGGTGTAACCGGTGACCTTGAAAGATCTTATAAACTAAAGAATTTCAGATATTTCCCGGTTATTAGTACTAACTATGATCCATCGGGTGCTACGGGTTCATATGGTTATCTAAATCCGGATTCACTCGAGATGAATTTGGATAATTCTAGAATTGATATAGTTGGTGGACTATCAGGAGGGATTAGCACACTGTGGAACCAATACGGTAACACCGCAGACACTCCAAACGAAAAAGATTATCTGTTCTCTTCTTTTTCATCTGGCTATAAATCATCTGGGTTCTGGATAGAATTAGATACTGAATTGAATTATTACGATTCTGAAATATCCTCAGGAACAGGCGATACCTATTTTAATGGTGTTTCCTCTGACAGCTCATCTAATACAATTCTAGTAACAGGATCTAGTGATAAAAACTTTACCTTCGAAGGAACATCTTCATCTAATTCAGATTCAGTTGGACAGGAGCCAATATTCTTTGTTTACGAAAAAGGTATAGGGGTTTCCAGTAACGGTATACAGTTTATCAAAAGAGGTTTTTACGGAGAAGAAAATAGATCGGTCTCTGGATTTCTTCAAAATGGAAAATATACAATATCTAGCGTAGTTTTACCAAATCCTTCGCTAACTATAAACGGGCAAAGCTTTGCAGTTACCGGGGGAACATCATACTTTGCTACAACATTCACACCTAGTGGATTAACATTAGCAAATTTCTCCAATCCGATATCAGGAAGATATGGATTCATAGAAGATGCTATTCCTAATGACAGAGATGAATTTATCTTTGCAATTAGCGAATATGGATCAACTGGTGCAACCGGAGGACTTTATCTATATAAAACGAGCACTAGCGGAACACAGCAATCTGTTAAGAATGTTTCCTCTACAAATACATCTCTTGGTGAGGTTTCGATATCTTCTGATCCCGAATCTAATCTTCTGATCGGATTCTCCTCATTAGGTGCAACCGGTGAAAGTGGATTTAATTTCCCATCTTCTACCGTTTACACAGGGAATGCGATGCTTATCGACCAATATCAGCCTCCTGTTGGAATAAATCTAGGAAATATAATTTCCAGATATGGAAGTGGTGCTTGGACATGGGCAGATGTTCACCTAAATGGAAATAATTTCGATATTCCTTTACTAAGCACAGTATTTTTAACAAACTATACCTCAAATATCTACGGTAAAAATCTGAACACTTGGAGAATTTATAACTCTAAGACTGAAGAAAAAATCTTGGATGTTAGAGGCGTACCTTACTTGATCTACACATTTGCCCAGCCTGGATACTACTCAATACAGAATACTGTAGAGGATGCAAATGGTAACGTGTATGCTATAACTGAGACAGCTTACATTACAGTTAAGGATCATACAATTAAAAAAGAGAATGATCCTGATCCATTTACAGTGAATTCCGCAGATTATGGATATCCACCACCAAGCAGGGGTAGAAAGACATTTACTGAAGATCTTTCCAAGGATCTATACCAGGAGCAATTGTATATTTTAAGTGAAAACACGAAGAACCTTAAAGGTTCCCCGCTTTTACTAAAGAATGACCCAGATGCTACTTTTGATCCGATCGGGGATTAATAGAAGCTACGTTTTTTGGATGGTTTTTATATTTCCAATCCTCGTATCTTTTAACAATCTCTTTTAAGATATCGGCTCTAACAATATCAGCATCGGTAAATCTTATTTCGTAAACTCCTTTTACATCTTTCATTATCTCAACAAAAGTTGGTAAAGCTACTTTTTCGAACGAAATATCATGTTGTGTGACATCACCTGCTATTACCATCTTTGTATTTTTACCTAATCTTGTTGTATAAAGCATCAGTTGCTTCATATCGCAGTTTTGAGCTTCGTCTAGAATCATTAGGCAATCGTCAAATGTAGCACCTCTCATATAAGCAAGAGGTTTATATTCGATTATCTTATCCTGCATTAGCTGGACAACTTTTTCTCTTGGGATAATTTTTTCTAGTGTTATAAGATAACTTTCCATGAATGGACCGATCTTCTCATTTACATCTCCAGGTAAGCTACCTAATTTTTCTCCAGATTCCTGAATAGGCTTAGTAAGGACTATTTTTTTGATAACTCCTTTTGCTAATAACTTTAAAGCTGTGTAGCAAGCGCTGAATGTTTTTGAACTACCCGCGGGACCCCAGCAAAAAGTTATTGTATTTTCTAAGATAGATCGGGAATAATTAGATTGATTTGGACTAAGAGCAATGTCAAAAAAGTCTTTTTGCGTCAGTTTGATTTTAGAATTTGTCGTCATATAAAGGCATGATATATATTCCAACTTAATAATCGTAAAAAACACACCATGTCTACAATAAGCATCACTGAAATTCTAGGGTCCGATTCGATATCAGCATCCAGAACAACAATCAATTCCAATTTCATTACACTCCAGAACTGGACAAATTCTTATTCTACCAACTTTGGTATAGATTTGAATAATGGAATATTGGACGTTTCTGCCCAACCAACTGGTAGGGTAACTGCAAAGATCGGACAGTTTAACTCGTTGCAAGTTCCGGTTGGAAGTACAGCTTCAGCACAAATTTTAAATACCGGAGCAGCAACATTTAATGGTGTTTCAACAACTACCTTAACAGGATCCGGTTCTGTATCATTCTCAGGAACAACTGCAGTAACAGGCACAGGAACATTTACAGCTGGCGGAACAGCAAGCTTTAATTCAAGATTGAATGTTAATTCGTCTTTTGCTTTAGGACCTGCTGGATTTAGCATTCTTGGCAATACGGTTTACACTACAGGATTAACTGCAGGACAAGAATTCCCGGTTACCAATAACTCTGCACTTTCAGGTGGTGGCGTTACTAGTTCAGTTAACTCGCCTTATGCAATAACAGGAACGGAGAATATAATTTATGCTGATTGCGGTCCTACAGGTTTCTATATGAAAGTTTCTGAGACATCTGGTTCTACTGGATCTTACGTTCCCGCAGGATTTACGGTTACTATCGTAAACACAAAAGGAGCTACCGGATACATCTACACAGGTGTAACTGGATCAAGCAGCTATTACACAGGGTTTAATACTAGTGCTGCTTATGGAAATTGGCCTTCAGCAGGAATCGTGGTTCCAGCAGCAAGCCAATATCAGTCAGCAATTACCCTAAGATGGGAACCAAGAATTGCAAGTGCTCAGGGTACACAAAGAGGATCGTGGGTAGTTCTAAGTTCCTCAAATATGACTTTCTAATAAAAGCAAAACGCGGAGATGGCTAAAACCCCCTTTATTCAACCATTACAGCTAACGGGAGGAACGTTTTATACCTTCTCATCGGCTGCTGAGGATTTATCATTCACATTTAATAATTCCACTAGCAAATTTAAATTTTCTAAATTTGCATTATTGAACATTCCCAATATTGATTATTTCGATACAACCGGGAATACAATTAAATTACCCGCTCCAGATTCAGCTTTCTTGGATTGGAGTTCAGGATCTAATGTGATTGTACCTGCCGATGGAAACATCGCTTTCTCACAGTCTTTTCAAAGCTACTGTTTGAATATTGAAACAACCATCTTAAGTTCTGATGAGTATGATTCAAACTTGAAGCAAAACGTTTCTGAAAGGGTTTTCTTTAAGTGGTTAAAAGAGCTAGGAGCTATCAGATTCCAGCCAGCATCTTCTACGGAAGTAGCTTCCACACTGAATCAGAATTCTATCGTAGTTACTAACAATATACCAATCACCCAAAAAAGATTCGTAGAAGGTGATCCTGTAGCGGGTGTAACCGGATCTTTTGGTTTAACTGGTGCTGTTTATAATAATGTGGTTCAGTATGTTGGAGAACTTGATATAGTTAACTCAGTAAGAAACGAAAACAACGCTTACACTGAGGTTTATGTGTATGTACCAACTAAAGATGGATCAACACCTACAGTTTTATTTAAAAACGTTGTAGATCAGAATTACACAATGGATTATACATGGACTAATAATCCATCAGATCCTTTGAATGACGAATACCTAACTGGTAGAGCCTATACTGAAACTAATCCTAGTGGATTAACAAACCTTGCTATATTTGACGATGATGTGCTAGGACAGCCTAGTGCAACATATACGGACACAGCAAATGGTACTACTGGATCTGGAAACTGGTATTCACCTAGAGCGGTAGCAAATACCTACTTTAACGATGCATTATTTACCGATCCTACATCATTAATAATCACAAAAACTAATACAGCTACACCTCCTTATACAAGTTTAACTTATACGAGGACTAAGCTAGATTCTATCGGAATTGATTTTGATCCTGATTCGTATTATGGAATAGCAACAAACCCATCTATATCAACATTTAGTGAGTTTAATGCAACTGCTGATGCTAATAATTTTGATTTTAACGCTGTTTTAATTTATTACGACGTATATGATCCTGCTAATCCATCGGATTCTGCTACGAACCTTTACGGTGTTCTATTTTTAGATGATGTTGTAACATCTGGCGGTGAAACTTATATCCCTAGATTGACCAAGAATAAACCAAATATTGTTACGAAATTAAACGGTAACTCTTATGGATTCAAGATCAATCTTAAGTTTGATGTAGATGTAGACCAAACTGGTGTAGAACAGGCTATTAACGATTACTCGCCATTCTCGCTTTCTATGTTTATGGATGCAGTAAACGTCCTTCAGGATGCAAGCTCAACCCTTAATAATGGTGCAAGTCAGGTAATTGGTATAGAACAAAGACTTACTAAAGTTGAAAATCTAGTTCTTACATCAGATTCCTCTTTAGATCTAAGTCAAAGAATAGATTTCTTGGAGCAAACGATCTCAGCAAACCAAGCATTATTTAATAATACGCAATCTATAATAGGTCTTATCAATCAGAACTATGAATTGATTAGAGCAATCGTCAATAACGACATACCTTCTATAGAAATATCCTATAATCTGGATGTTATCAAGCAAGGTATTGGTATATTGGTTGATAAAACTATAGAAAACGAGGTTACTATCTCGAATGACACACAGAATTATACGATAGGAAAAAATAAAGGTGTCGTAACTTTAAGTACCACTTCGAATAACATTCTCTCATTACTTCCTTTTGGTAATTACTATAAACATGTTAATAATGGATCACCTCTAAGTTTATCGCAGGATCTAACTATCAGAATAGACGATGCCAACTTCCAGTGGAAGCGCGGGCAAACCTTTAGATTCTCTTTTGGTGATGAGGTATATCCGAATGATTTTGTTGTTACATTCTTAACAAATGCAGTAGGCAGATACCCATTATCATCCCCTACAAATGTTCCTTACTCAAAAACAATCTTGGTTTTAGATAAAACCGATTTTGCTACTTGGGCAAACATACCAGTAATCGATATCGTCTGTGTGGACCCAGAAAATCTGGTATTCCAAGTAGATGCAGTTGGACAATCTTTAACAAATAACCCGTAAGCATGTCAGCTACGCAAAACTCAATAAGCTCATTAATAGCTCAGTTTCTGAGACTTCAGACAAATGCCCTTGAAATAATTCAGGGCTTAAACCAAGTTGCAACCTCGACAAACGAGAGTGTACAAATTCAAATACTAGACGAAAGGGGGACACCTAAGAATGTAAGTGTACCTGGGTTTGGATATTTGCAGAATCAGATCGATCGGATTGATAATAATGTAGAAGCGTTAGCCGGATTAGGGACAAACGCATCTACTGTAAGAAATGCCGATGGAACTTATTCTCAGATCTATAAAGCTCAAGCACTGAAAGATCCTGCCCCTCTGACAGGTCTAACTACACCTAGCACATTTGCAGCAAAAAATAATTGGTTTTTTGAAAGCTTCTTAACACCTCTTTTATACATACAGATTGATCTAACCAATCAGATAGCACAGCTTTCTGAGAGCGATAAGATACTTATCGAGAACGCAGATAGAATATTATGTAGGAGAATCATAGCTAATACTATTACTGACGTAGATAAGCAATTTTTTGACACTAACCTAAGAGGCAGAAATGATCTTACCTATAATCAATTCGTTACAGCATTAACTGATGCAGGCATTAATTACTTCGTGGACGAAGACATTCTTCAGCTTCCATTAAGAACTTTAGCAAATGTTGGTAATTTTGGTGTAGTTGGAATTACAGATGACGTTGTTAATGTTACTGATGCAAACGGGGCTACCTCGCAAGAAACTAGAAGAAACTATATTCTTGACACTCTCAATTACACGGATGTTACATCTGGTGTACAGGGAGGTAAAACTCTGGATGTAAAAGATGTGCTTGCTACAAATGACGGTAGCAGATACAGAATTATATCAATCGATAGAGACCAAGGATCAGTTCAGGTATTAAGAATAGCCGGGTATCAACCTATTTCAATCGGTGCTAATAGTTTAACTTTTGTATCCAGCCAATTCTCTCCAAAAACTATCGATGTTAACGTTGGATTTAATGAAAGAACTGGCGTTTTCTTTAAAACATTGGATGATAATTTTAATCTAATAGGTTCTCAATGGTCAACTGGTGTTGTTTTCTTCAGTAACGAACTAACCATCACTACTGCAAGCGGGACACAAACACTTGAGCAGTATTATAATTCGCAAGTTGCTGATATAGGTCAGATTCTTTTTGGTATGGCTAAAGAACGTAAAATTTCTGCTCTGCAGGGTATTTTGCCTTCCCCTCCAACCTTAGAAACAACAAATTTCAATGTTTATCAGATCAATAAACAATTGACCGATAATACAAGTTCTCAACAATTAACGGATCTTATCTCACAAAAAGCACAGCTTAAAAGCGAGATAGAGCAAACAGATGTTGCAATCAATAGGGTTAGATCACAGGTAAACAGTTTAACAAGTTCTACCGCTCCAGCAAATACAAGTTTTGTCGGACTAGCTAATACTTCAGCAAATCAAGAGGTAAGCATATCTTCTATATCACCTGTTCAGGATGCGGCTTTCAACCAGGTAGTTGATCCTTCCCAACTTAATTCTTTACAATCACAGCTTAATTCATTAACTATACAGAGGAATCAAAAATCTCAGCTTTATGAATCGGTTGTACAAAGCATTAATACATCTGCTTTGGATACGCCTCAATTAGCTGAAGCACCTAAGTATAGGATTAGAGGATTCTGGGCAATTCCAGCTCCTCAGGTTTCACCTGCAACCGGTACTCAATCAGTTATCCAATTCCAAATTAGATACAGATATCTGAGTCAGGGCGGTGCTGTTCAGCCAACCCAACAAAGTGAGTTTACCGATAATGACGGGCAAAAGAAAACCGGCGCATTTTCAAATTGGGTTGTATATAAATCAGAGATTCGTAAGAAATTCTATGATGTTAATTCAGGAACCTATGTTTGGGCACCGGAAGCAACCGACAATGCAGATGAGGTTAATATTAACCAATTGGATATTCCAATTACAAAGGGCGAGAAAGTTGAAATCCAGATAGCTTCTATCTCTGAAGCTGGCTGGCCGGACAATCCTTTAATTTCACCTTATTCACCTTCTGTTATAATAGATTTCCCTGCAAACCTTAGCGTTCTTTCCCCATTATCTACAGTTTTGGGAAATACTACTGATCAGGCTTTGGTTATCATGAAGCAGGAATTGTCAGCCCAAGGTCTTAACCAGCACTTGTCTGAACAATTTATTACAAATAATAAAACATTTTATCACACAGCAAATGGTATAGCATCAGGATTTTTCGGGAATGATGGATCGGTAGTTTCTCTATATCAGAAATTAATTGACCTCCAGAATCAAGTTGATTCTCTAAGAGCTGCTGTTACTAAAAGCGTGGGACAAATCAATGTTGAAATTGTTAGTTCAGATCTTCAGATACCGACAGGGTCAATCTTACCCGGATCCGTTATTTCTATCGAAGTACCTAGCTACTCCTCACAATTCACAAATTCACTAACAACCGACGCAGGAAAGATCAGTTCTACTGTATTGAGTCTTAAGATTTCTAACGTGGCTTCGAGTCCTCTAGAATTGGCTAGTTTGTTACCAGGAGCTTTGAGTGTTAAAGTTAATGATAGCACACCTCCACTTCCTGGATATTATCAGAATCTAAGATATGATCAGGTTCCAATGAGCCAAACTGCTCTTTCACCTGGTGATATTATAGGTCCAACCGGAAGTCCTGATAATATGTCAAGTTCACAGGCACCACCATACGCTTCTGCAAATCTTTATAGCCAGTGGTTATATCCAAGATTCAAGAATGTTGGAGGTGATCAGTCTCTATACGTGGAAAACAATGCACCTTACGCATCTAATTATGATTATGCTGGTGCAATCCCTGTAAATGGTAACTCTTTAATCCCGCACAATCCCGCACTTATTAGTCCAACTGGTTCTTTAAGCGGTGGATCTAATTCATTAGTTTGGATTGGTGGATATACAGGAGCAACTGGTGCTAAAACACCAATTGGAAATGGTCCTTTAAGTGAATTCTGCATACACACAAGTCATCCTGCTTTGAATAATGGAGCTGGAACCGGATTTGATGAATTGGTTAAACCAAATTACTCAAATGGATCTATAGTTTATCCAGCATTCAGACAGTCCTTGTATTTCCAAACAGATACAAACTCAAATGATTATTACAAGCAATTGGGCTACAGCCAGGTAACAACACCATTTGTTACCGGTGTTTCTGGATCAAATAGAACTGATGCAATGTATGCGCAAAAGCTTGGATTTGACCCTAATGACGAATACCTAATTGGGAAGTATTCTTGCGGTGCATATCTTTTCTTAGCTCCTCCTACTAATAGTTCAATTCAGGTTTCAGGCAGTTCTTCGCTTTCCTCCACTATAATAGGTACAGGAACTTCGAATAGCATTTTGGTCCCTGTTATATTCCAATTCAGAGCAGTAGATAAATTAGGTTATGTAGGTGGATTTAGATTGGCCGGTAATCTAACTAATATTGTATATTCTAAAACAATAGGCATAGACATTAAGCCTCGCTATTCAGATACTTTCTCTTTTGACATCCAATTAACAGGAAGATACAAAACAGATAATTTGCGTTCACCACTTACAGGAGCTGGTGGATCAGCACAACAAGGTAGAAGCGGGGTGTTAAACGGGTAATCCTAAATACACATAAAAAATGGCTGGAGAGAAACTTTACGATTATAATACGTCCTTCCAAGTGGTAAGGACAAACCCTAAAATCAACGGTAACTTTAAAATTACCGTTGACTCCACAGCTAAGGTGTGGCTGAATTCAATGGACGTCAATACTGTACTTTCTGACAAAAGGTACAAGAAGTTTGAAGTTACCGGCGAGAATCCTTATGCGGTGGACGTTTATAACTTTTTTAAGCTAGGTACAACTCCAACCGAGGTTATTTTTGAAGCAGCCCAATTTACAACTGGAAGTCGTCAGTCCGCTACCGAATTTGGCGAGCAGTATGATTTTTTTTATGCCTCTGGTTCTTCTACGCTAATTGATAAAAATTATACGGAGAATTTTAGATATTTTGCACCACTATGGATTAAGGATGTTATACCCGATTTTTTTGTGGTATTTAAGCTTCCTGATCCTATATCTTATCCTTATACAACAAATGTATCTGTAATTGAGAGCGGTAAAAAGTATAAGCTAATCCAGTCACCATATTCCACCGACATTTTCAAGGTAACGTATGGTGTAGATCTTAGTGGAAATCCAGTTGAGTATTCTGCCGGATCCTATATAGATGGTATTGATAACTACTCGTCCTATTCGGTTATTTCAGGAACTGGGTCAGTCGCTTTATTTGATGAATTAGCTTTCTATCCTGATGTAGTAAATCCTGGTGATTTTTTTACCAATCAAGTATTACCTAATGCTCAAACAGTAGCTACTTTCGATCTTAGAGAAAGTTCAACTATCGGAAAATATATCAGAGATCTAACTAGAGATCCTGGTTTTAACCCTTCACCTATTAATTTTGGGGTTGGGAACGCATACACATTCTGGAATGGAGTTAATTACCAGACCGGCGTTCTTGGGCAAAAAGGAGAAATATTAGATTCATATTATAATAGCACTGATTCTATCCCAATGATAGATTTCGAATCAACAGTAACTGGTGGATTTGAAAGAAATGGTATAATTTGTTCGAATCTTTTGAACTTAGAATTCCTTTTTAATGATCCTGATACGGATCTATACACTATAAATCGTTATTTTGGAATGTATGTTTCAAGGAATGATCTCGGTAATTTTAAATTGAATGGTGATTTTTTCTGGAAGTATAAGGATCTTGATGGAAATTTCAATCTTCCTCAACCAAGCAGAAATAATTTAGGATATTACTTCGATGATGTGTCTGCTTACCAGAGTTCAACCGGCGGGGTAAGATTATTCTACGAAGGTGTTACTGGATGGATCCCAGGAAGTTTGGATATAAACCAGAATGATCCGGAGAAATTATTTTATATCACAGATAAGTTTGATAATTTCTATTCTTTAAAAAGATCTGCGGATTCACAAAATATACCCGATTATGAGACATTTGGACCATGGATTGGTGCAACTGCGGGATTCGGAACAACTGGATTTGTTGGTGCTACGGCTGGGACATTAGTTATAACAGATCAGCAGGTTAATCTTTTGGATTTCAGCGGACCAGATGATAAGGTAGGATCATTTTCCGGATATCTTCCTAATGACCCAGGCAGTTCTTATACTGCAATTACATTTCTGCAGGAAATACCGGCGGACATAAACCTTACTTTTAAAATAGTTTGGCCCGAGGGATCTAGAGGAAACGTTAAGGAAAGATATGATTTAATATCCAACGGCAACTTTAGTGGATCACAATTAAGATGGATTCCTGGCGATCATTACGCAACGGGTAACAACTATTATTTCAATGGGGTTGCCAGCTCTAATGATGGAATATATTCTATAGCTAGTAGTTTTTCTGCATCTGCTGCAGAGATCACTAGCGTTACGTGGTATTCAGCTCCTTCTAAAAACGATTCCGTTATTAGATTGGTAAATCCTGGTGATTTGAATTCAAGATTTAAAGTAGCAGTTTACTCAAACTGGGAGGATTTCTCCCTATTATATCGTGGTGTATGGGATTCAACCTCGTCATACGATTCTGGAGTAATAGTTGAATATGGAAACAAATATTGGCTAAGTAATACTAGCATAGCTGCAAATATAGCAGGAAATCAGGACCCTACCAGCAATACAAATTGGACCGAGTATTATCAGGTTGATCAATCATTAGCTGGTCTCGTTAAAATCAACGATGTTGATATAACGCAAATATCGGGGTTAGCTGATTTCAAGGGTGGAACGCAGTATTCTACCAATAGGGTTGTATTTAATGTGGATGATTCCGAAGCTATCACTAAGGAAAGATGGATCCAGACTAAACAAGGTTATTCTTACATTAATGAGATATCCAAGTATGTAGATTTACCTGTTTTTGTAAACGGATTTGCATCCGGCTGGGGTAATTACGAGACACTGCTGGTTGCGACGATAGAAGATGATAACCAAGTAATAGATCTTGGTAGTAATAGTCATTTTAATGTTTTTAAAATGGCTGAATTGTCAGCTGGTGTTTACACTTTCTTTGATACTAAGGAGCTTGACTTCGACTTTTTTAGCTCTGAATATTCAACAACCCCAACAGCAGAATTTTTTAGATATTTCCAATTGTTACCTAATCAATCGGGAACGATAGTGGAAGGCGAAAAATATCTCGTTCAGTCTGGGTCTATTACCTATGCTGGAACTGTATATAATGCTGGTAAGGTTTTTATAGGATTATTCGGTACTAGCATATTTGTGGATAATGTTATTGGATCGTCACCATCCGTAGTTTGCCCAGCGAAATTTACAAAACTTAAATATGTTGATTTAGCTACAACCTATGATGTGCCTGTCCCCTACGAGACTGATCTTGGTAAATTCCCAGGATTCTTGGGCATAGAGTCACTTCTCAGTCCAGGTGCAGACCAAAAAATGACGCCAAAAGAATTCCAGTTTATCTCAGGAAAACTTAGTTCCGAATATGATTATTTGGAAGAAAACTATAATACACAGAGATCCAATTATTCGAGGATAGTTCCTACTGTCAATAAATGGGTTTATACAGGTGGAACAGATGCAAGAGGAAATCCTTATAGACTTAATTTAAGTCCAGCTTTTTCTAGCACTAATTTTTCACCTAGTCTAGAGAAAGAAACCCCTGATCCTAATTATTTAACACACGAATGGTTTGTGTTAGAGGGAGTTCCTAAACAATTCCCGCCTAGCGCACTTGCTACACAAAAAGGATATCTTCCTTCTGCGGTTGATTTAGACACACTAAGAAGTGCGGATCCAGCAAATGCATTATATTTCAGCGATTCTTTTACCGCTTTAGGAACCGATTATACTGGTAACTATTCTAACTCTGCAAATCAGACGAAAGAATTCTTTACTCCGTTAGCATTTAATTCCACCACTGGATTTTACGAGACCTTATTTAGAGGTGTCAAGGTACAGTTTAAGAAAAGAAGCAACGTACCAAATCCTTCAACCGATTTGGATAGGTATGTTTCGAATTACAGGGGATACCAGGGATATAAATTTTCTGCCTTACTCCGTATAGTAGACGAAGATCCTAATGCAATACAGTCGCCTGTTACCTACGAGGTTATAGAAAATTCAACGCAGCAATTTGTACTTTTACTTTGCACGGTTGTAATGAAAGACTATAGGGCTTCTGATATTGGACACACTGGTCCTACCGGAGGAAATCCGTATTTGGATCACGTCTTAATGTATTCACTAATAGACAAGGAGAAAGATAATCTAGTTGGGCTTACTGGAGCTACTGGTGGATCTTCTTTATATAGCATAGGTGATATTAAACTTAGCGTTGGATTAGATCTTAGCGTAACTTCATCAAGCTCTGTAACTTCTTTAACCGATCCCGGAACAATCTATTCTATACCGAATCCCGATTATGATTCGGATTTAAGAGAAGAAATAAATTTATACTATCCTACCGGAGCTACTGGATTAGTTGGTCCTACTGGGGATGGTAGTTTTTATGTTACACAGATCGCATCAACATACCCTTGGCCGGTTGGAAGATCACAGTCGTTTGTTAATTTCGGACCTATAGACAATCCTTCTTACATATTCGACCTTCCATTCTCACCAACTTCACCAGCGACTATACCAATTGGTAGTAAATCTAAATATGACGGTAAACCTGTTGTACAGCTTGCGGGTGGAGCTAACTACTTCAACTTTATTATGAAGAGAATATCGGTGGCTGAGATAACCAAAAGATTTAATAATCTTAGTCCTTATATTAAGTATTCAAGTTATTATTGGAATCCTTCTACTTCACAAACAGTAGAGTCAAGCAATACACTGAATATAGGTATTTTAAAGCCTAGCTACATAAGCAGATCAAATGGACTTTATCCTGTACCATCTACAACTGGACCAGCAACTCTTGGTGTTAACACCACAACAAGCTACGGGATAGTTAAAGGTGGATCCCAGTATTCTTCTGATCTAACTAGATATACTGGAGGATACGAGCCATTGTCTAGAAAGCTCATTCTTTTTAAGAACGATAAAAGCGATTACGTTTCAGGCTATAATTCAGTTGATCTTAGTTTTAGAAACTGCACATTTGCGCCAGAACAAAACGGATTCGGTCTGATCAGGAATCTTTGCTATACTAAGGTAAGTAAAAACAAGGGACTTTTAGACGCTGCTGCAAACCTTCCACAAGGAGCTGTTTATCCTTTGATAGGTATAACACCGATCGCAAAGAAAGATTTTTCTATATTCTGGTCTACGTGGGATCCTGGATACTATAACTTGTTTTCGAATTATAATTCAGAAACACCAGTTGCGGGAACAAGATCAATGCGTGAATACCCTACTTTCTTTGGTTCTAAAATAATGCAGACCCCTCAAGAAATAGGTCTTACAACTTTCATAACCTTACCGGTTTCCAGAACTATAGGTAACCCAAATGTTGATGAGATTAATGCTCAGGCATTAGCTTCGTTGCCATTAATACAAAATATACCTATGGCAGATTCCGGATCGGGAATAGGACAACTTGAAACAGCATTAATCGGGGTAGA